GGCGTAAAATTAGCAAGCTGCTTGGACCGATGAGTCTATTCAAGATAGAGCCGTGGTTTGGATGGGGACCGGGTGCGACGTATGAGATCCCTCGACGTCGTGCCTTTGTCGACACGAAGATGTCTGAACTCCCAATCGCAGTTACATCGAAAGCTGAGCAGTTATTCCGCTCGGTACTCGAGACGGACCTTCATTGGTCCGTTGCAATTGGCCAGGTTACAACGACGAAAGTCGAAGTAGCCAGGATTCAAGCTGTACCTAAAAATGCGAAAACTCATCGCATTATTGCGGTCGAACCGAGAGCCAACTCATTCCTTCAAAAAGGAGTGGGTGGGTACTTTCGTAGTAGGCTGAAACGAGTTGGTATCGATCTGGACACCCAGAGCCACAACCAAAGAGGCGCTCGACGCGCATTTGAGGATGGCCTTGCAACGCTTGATCTAAAAGCTGCAAGTGATACCGTTGCGAAGGAGGTCGTTTACGATCTTCTTCCTCTGGAGTGGGCAATGCTTCTCGACGACCTTCGATCTCCTAAGGCAGAAATGCCAGATGGGACCGTAAGGCTTTTAGAGAAGTTTTCATCCATGGGTAACGGGTTCACATTTGAACTCGAAACCCTGATCTTCTGGGCCGTTACTGGCTCAGTAGTGGATATGCTTGCTCCAGGCGGCGACGTTCTGATCTACGGAGACGATATCATCTGCCCTGCCATCGCGGCAGGAAAGGTGATTGAGTGCTTGGCCTTCTTAGGGTTCCAAACCAACAACGAGAAATCGTTCTGGGAAGGAAACTTCTATGAAAGCTGCGGCAAACATTTCTTCCAAGGGAAGGAAGTTACTCCAATCTATCAGAAAGAAACCATCGAGTCGGAAGTTGAATTACTTCGACTCGGAAACCGGCTCATTAGATACGCTTTTTCCAGAAGCACTGGATGTTCACTATTATCGTGGACTTCCTCTGCCTGGGAAACAACGTATCGAAGAGCAACCTGGTCAAAGTTTTTCCAGCTACCTTTGGGTACGCTGGGAGACGATGGCTGGGTAGTCCCTGCGGACCGGTTCTTTACTCGACGCCAAGATGTGAATCTCGGTTTATCTTGTAAAGTTATGGTTTACCCTTCGCGAAGCCTCCCGGCTAGTGAAGGTGTGTTGCTGGCATGGGCCCTAAGAACAGTGCATAGTGATCAAGATAGCTCCTCACGGAGTGACTCTCACGTGCACCGTTTTGAACTGCCTCGGCTACAGTCTGGTGCGAGCCCAATGTCTGACCGGGAAACCGGTCGACAGGAATGCTCTATCCAGGCGGATACAGTAGCCACCGTACCTGCTGCGGGTACGCGCTGGGTAGTGCCCAGCTGGGAGTTCTCGCTTAGCTTCTGAACGATAGCTAGCGTGGTGGGGGCCGAATGCCCTGTAAAGAG